GTAAGATTGGTGGATAACTAGAGTTAGTTCCTTTTAATACAATCTTAATTTGAAACGCAGTAAAGGCGTTCAATTGTTCTTGTGAATATTGATATTCTCTAAAATCAAAATCATCTTTAGATTTTGCAACTGAATTATCTTCAACCCCACCAGTATTGAAAGGTCTCCAGTCAATCTCTCCAATAGTTCTAACTTCATCAGCACTTGTTGTTCTAAAGTAAACTTCAACTTTAGAAGAATCTCTAACAACTTGTGTTAGTCTAATATCTAATGCAGTTGAGTTATTAATAAGTGTAACCGGTTTCGTAATATATTGAGACGCAGTTGATGAACCATTTGCAGAAGTTTCAGCAACATAGTTAGGTGTATTACCAGTAGTTGGATCGTTTAATCTATTTGCAATACAGAAAACACTACTTCTATCTAAATCAATTACTGGAGACAATTTACTACTTGTCGTTGTTAATTTCATAATAGTATAGAAAGATTTTTGTCCTGCCATTCTAGTTGTTTCATTTGGTCCAGACATAACTGCTTGTGGCGCAGTAAAGTAAATATCGTCTACTAATGTAACCGATTGTCTATTACCTTCAGCAACTAATGAATATGGTGTTTGAGAACCGTGAAGTGATTTACTAGATGTTGTTCTAATAAATGGTTCAATACCTGTACCAGGAACGGTCATAGTTTGTAGACCACCTAGGTTTAATACATCAAATTGTTTATTACCGGTAACAAGTACTCCTGTACCTCCAATATCACCATCAGTATTTGCAGTTCCTGCTGATGTAATATCAAAACTATCTAATGTTATATTAGAAATAGAATTATATGTTCCGTTTATATCTGTATGTGGAATACCATTGTGTGTACCATTAGGAACACCAGAGATAGTAACCACAGAATTTGTATCGTGTAAATTGTGATTTGGAAAGAAAACTCTAATTACACTTGAAGCGTTTGTTGTTCTTAATCCGTTTTGTCTAATATTTTGTGCCGGTAGTTCTTTACTTCCTAGATGAACCGTACCTACAACACTACTAAACTCACATCTTTTCATTGTGAATTTCATATCTTCGTTTTGTTCAGCAGTCCAAGTTGAACCGTTTTGAGATTTGAACATAACACCAGCATATGGTTGTTTAGATATTGTTCTATTAGAACCGATATTTGTTTCTCCTAATCTACCTACATACATATTGTAATCATTTGAGTTAGATAGTACCGTCATTGCATATTCAACTTTATCTTGTATGTAAATAGGCGCAGGGAATGTAAATGTTGTTTTAACTGAACCATCAATACTTGTATTTACAGAAGATGGATTCAATGAAACTTCACCGAATGGTAATACTTTACTTCCAGGATAACCATTAACCGTATTTCTAATTTGAACGGTTACAGGAATGTTTGCGTCTTTTGTTGAAAAGAATAAATCAACAGAAGATATGAATACACCACCAGGTTCATCTGTCATAAATGTTTGTGATAGTGGATCAACCCAACCAATAATTCTTGTACCTTGTCTTGTACTTGTTTGTAAAACGGTTTGTGTATCTGTAACCGTTTGTTGTACACCTCTAAATTCTCTTGTAGAAACAATTGTGTCTCTAACGGTATTTAATAATCCTCTTGCAATATATTCAGCATTAGCCGCAGTAGCAACAGCAGCTGCGTCTGTAGAGTTAGTAGAAGAAGAAGTTAATCTAAATGTTCTTTCTCCAGTTCTCCATCTAGGATTTGTATCTACTTTAGGATCCGGTATTGTGAATACTCCTTCAACAGAACCAGAACCGTCAGTAATTAAGTTACCTCCAACTGAACCACCATCTGGTGTACAATAAGAAGCAATATTTACATTATCAAAGAATGGAAATACTCTTGTATTTGGTTTTAATCTTGTAGCTTTAAATGCAACATCACGGCTTCTGATAAATGGTACAAATGCAACACTAACAACTCTATCTCCCATAGATGTTCTTATCGTTTGAGGTACGGCAGTTGTTGTAATACCTGACCTACTTTGGTTAACTTGGTTGATAGAAGTAATTTCTGTTCTTTGTACAACAGCACGACCACTTCTAAATGTTCCACCTGAAGCTGTAGTTGAAGATGTTAATGCTCTTCCAGTCCAGTTAGTTTGCCATTCATTCCATACCGTTCCAAGTGAGATTTCATTTTGATTTGTGATACCACTTTGTCTTTGTAATTGGTCCCACGCACCTGTATTTGAGTTAACTACTAAATCAGGAGTTCTTTGTGTTTCTCTCCATTCATCACTTGATGGTGTTAAATCTATTGTTCCCATCCAACTGAAAATTGCAAATGGGTTAACATTAATTGCTTTAGAAGCAAAAGGTTGATTTATTAAATCTACTTCTGTATATGGTAAAGTTAATACATCACCAGTTTTTTGGTAGTTTGCAGCTGCTCTATCAGTAGCAACTAGTGCTGTACCATCTTCGTCAATCTCTTCTAGTTTTACAGCGTCTTGGTTAAACAAAGGTCTTAATTCACCTTTTGCATAATCAATAGAACATCTGTATGAACCGTTGGTTACTTCACCGATACCGTGACCGTTAAAGTTATCTACAACAAATCCATTTTTAAATCTATCAAAACCATCAGCGTCTTGTATCTGTAAAGATTGAGCCGCACTTTCTAATAAAGACAATTGAGTGTAATATTCAATTCTATCAATTTTCTTATCAATGGCACCAATATCTCTCATTGTATATCTTCTATTTTCTACCGTCTCATATGATACATCATCTGGAGACAATGTATAAGGTGGTAAAGAAATAGTGTATAGGTGCATTGCGTTATCAATAGAACCTGGTTCTTGTGGTATACTATCTTCAGCACCTTTAAGTACTTCAAAAGTACCTTCTTTATTTAAGAATAATTTATCAACTCTTCCTTTGTAAAATTCGTGGTCTGTGGTTACATTTGTTTTAAACTTAACAACTTCAATTGAAGCTGTTGCAGGATAAGTTCTATCTTGTGTACCAGAGTTAATTGTACTTGCGTCAGCTACTCTAGGTCTAAAGTCTAATGTGTCTCTTAATTCATAAGTTTCTCCTGATGTATCAGAAGTATAACTAGGTATATCTTCGTAATTAATAATACCTGAATAACTATCTACACTAAAGAAGTCACCAGAACCGTGTGTAAAGTAATTAAATGTAATTAATAATTGTCCTGTTGGAGCTAAACTATTTTCTTTTCTAACTATTCTTGCAATATCATAGAAGTTATCTCTTTGTCCACTATCAAGTGTAAATCTATCTGTAATGTCTGTATCACTTGCAGTAGGTGTAGTACTAAAGTCAGCAGCCATTTTAACAGATACTAATTGATATCCGTCAGCAACACCTAATGAGATATGATTTGCAGTTGCAGCTCCTGAAGTTGTAATAGTTGTTGTTGCGTTTGATACTAAATTTTTTGATTTTTCGTTTTGTGCAGATTTAGATATAGTCGCAATAATTTTTACTTCGTGGTCAGAATGATTAGAACCAAAATCTAAAGTTAATGAACGACCTACTGGAGAACCACCTAATGTGAAACAAGCAACACCTTCGTGGTTATTACCTGTTGTAGATAGTCTGTCACCTGCTGTACCTGCAGAAGATGAACCACCTGCTGACATAATAGTTACCGAATAATCTAATTCTTGTTGGGCAACAAAAGTTTCACCTGTGTTTGCAGTAATTGTAATATCACCAGTTGAAGATAAAGAACCTACAAATGTTTTTCTTACAACAAATGATGTATCAGAAATACCAGAGTTGTCTGTTGTTTTTAATGTTTTAATTGTTGAGTAAGGTAAAGAGAACAATGAAATGTTTTTACTTGCGTCTTGTAATTTTCCTCTTCTTCTTATAATCAATGAGTTTGAAACGGCAGTTGTAGAAATTGCACTATCAAGTCTAATTGAAGATGAATTGATAATGTTAATTACCGTTCTAGTTAAAATAGTACCAGCCGTTGTCGCAAACTGAACACTATCTCCTACTTTTAATTCTGTTAAAAATTGCGTATTGAAACCGGTTACATCAGAAGATGAAGCACTAATGGAAATATTACCAGATAATGTTTTATTTTCTCCGTATGTTCCAGATAAATCAGCTTGAGAAGTATATACTGGACTTCCTGCCATTGTAATTTCTTTTACATCACTTGAACCGTAATGTGTAAAACCTAGATTACCAAATACATTTGCTTTTACTACAGCAGTATTAGATGAAGTACCACCAGTGATTGTTTCACCTGGTATAAATTCACCTTGTACACTTGATAATACTACACAAGATGTTGAGATAGTACCACCGGCACCTGCACCAGAATGTCCTGTACCATCAACGGCAACATCATCAGCGTCATACAATTCAAATTCTCTTTTTGCAACACCACCAATTTTTTGTCTTACATAGTAAACATTGTCATTTAATTCTACTTGCGTAGCGACACCTGCTATCGTAATTGCGTCACCATCAGAAAGTTCTACATCAGCAGATAATGTAATCTCTACTGGATTTGCTGCTGTTGATGAAGTGATTGCAGCTGTTGTGTTTGTTGAAACACTTTCTTTAATACCGTTAGCACCTGAAGTAGTACCAGTGATTGTTTCACCAGTTGTAAATGCTACATTTGTTGGAATTTTTATATGACTAAACATTTCTACATCAAACAAATAATGTTTGAATATATTACTTGAAGAAGGAGATATATTTGACGCAGTTGAAATACCAGCACCTGTCGTTGCGTTAAATTCATAACCTTTAGATTTTGCACGACCAATGTCTTTTACTTTGTTTTCAACATTTGTTGATATATTACCAGCAGTATATGCCTCACTAGCAAGTTTTAATTGTAATCCTTTAAACGCTTCTGTCTTACCGGTTACAAAGTTAATGTCTGGAGAGTTATAAGCGTTTGATACATTGATGAAGTTACCAACATCAAAGATAGTATTGAAACCATTTTCAGTTCCAGTACTTTTTGGTTTATCAACAGGAACAAAAGTTGTTCCAATTTTATCAACTTCATAACCTTTTACATATGCTTTACCAGGAGATAAACCTAATGCAAGTTTGTTAGCGTCACCACCAGCGGCAGCAGTAAAGATACCTCTATTACCAGTAGTATTATCTAAATGTTCTCTAATATCTAAATCAAATGGTCTGATTGTGTAATCACCACTTTCGTCAGCAGTTCTTCTTGCTAATGTGTCTTCCAAAATAGAGTATTCAGTTGTTCTAACCCTATTTTGGAGAGTACCGTTATCTAGTCTTAATAACTCTATGAAGCTTGAATCTTCAACGGAAGTGTTTGTAAGTTTAGATAGCGTTAAATCTACTTTAAATCTGTGAGCACCTGGAGCATTTGCGTTTGATGAACCAGCTGCATTGTCTACAAGTGAAGGATCTAAATTCGGGGTTACAAAACTTTCAGTAACCGTTAGACCTACTCTATAAGATGGTGTGTTTGTATACTTGTCTAATACAATTGTTTGTTTTGCAACATTAACAGCATAACCATTAATGTAGTAAGTACCAGAAGCAATTGAAGCAGCAGAACCAGTTTCAGCAGTTGTAACCACTCCACTAATATTTGTACTTCCATTAAATACACCTAAAATTGTTTCACCAGCAACAAAGTCTGGTGTTTGATTTCCAGTTCCTGTTTTAGTATATTTTACATAAAGAGTTGCAGGGTCAGTAGAAGTTGCAACATCTGAATTAATTACTTTTGCAACAACACCAGATGTTTGACCGGTTACTTCTAATCCAACAAAGTCTGCTAGAGTAGTTGTACCTGTAAATGATGTTAACTGAATCGCATAGTATTCCAAGTCGTAAGTAATCTCACCAGGAATCATTTGAGCACCTTGCTCAAAGATATGGTTACCCATTTTTTCAAATTGGTTTTGTAATATAGTTTGCGATTGTGTTAGTTCTCTAGCCTGTACAGCAAATGCTGGTCTAAACAATATTCTATGAAAGTTTTTATCTTCCAAGAAATCGTCATAGTACGGCGAGAGGTTAAAGTCAGTTGGACTTGGCATTTATTTTCCTCTTTAAAATTCTATGATTAACTTAACATTCTCCGTTTGGTCAACACTTCTGTTAACCGGTGCTCTATTCTCAATGTACATTACATCGCCAGAGTCCTGGTCAAGTTCAGAAGTTGCATAACCAGAAACTAAAGAAACATTATTAACCGTTTCAGTATTACCAGTTGGTGTTCCTGTTGCACTTGAAGTAGAACCTGTAATAACATTTATTCCACTAAATTCAGTTCCGTCTCCATTTGCGTCAACACCTTCACTATTATATCTTGTTTGTGTGTAGTATAACATATTATTTGCAGTATCAAATGATACTACTTTACCTACAGCACCTGTATTCGTTTGTGTGATTATTTCGTCTGATTGAAATGTACCAGCACCTGCGTCTAATCTAATTGCTTTTGTTGCTCTTAATGTTGGTGTAGAAGAAGGAGAACCAGCAGATTTAGGATCTCTAATTAATGCAACTCTTCTAAAATCGTTGGCAGTTGTAAAGTCACCAGAGTTTGCTGTTTCAGCACCTTCAAATGAAGTATTAAGAATTACAAAGAAACCACCTAGTTCTTCGTGTGGGTCAAATCCGTGACCACCTTTTGGACCAATAATGCAATCTAGTTCAGCACCAGTTAATGCACCACCAGAGGCAGCATTAATATCTGATACTCTTACATTTGCAAAAGTATATCCTAATGGTGTTCCTGTTGGAACAACAGAAGTAACCGAACCACTTGAAATTGTAACCGTACAAGTTCCGTTAGCACCGTCACCTCTAATAGGAATATTAGTAAATGTTCCTGCAGTACCACCAGTACCAGGAGTTTTAATTTTGATAATATCTATAGAACCGTCTTTAGCATTTGTCGTTGTTGTACTATTTGTTGAGATACCCATAAAGTCTGTTGATAAAAAGTTTGCTTGTTGAGCAGCAGACATAGTGTACATATATTTCCACTTGTAACCATCAGAAGTTTCTAAAATAAGAATAGAAGCGCCAGTAGGTTCTATCGTTGATGGTGTATTATTATCGTTATCTAAACATTTGTAAACTTCAAAGTTGGAATTAAGAACATAGAAGTTTGCGTCATATAAATTCGTTGCACCACTATGAGCAGCTTGAATATTAGTAGTTCCTGTAATTCTGTTACCATAATCGTGTCTGTAAATATCGTAAGTTGTACCTGTTGTCCAGTTAATTCTTGGACACGCAAAAGATACATCTGAGCTTGTTATCCTCTTAGCAGCAAGTAAGTCATCAAATACATCATATTCGTCTTGTACTGAATCTGCTGGGGTTACTGGAGCACTATCTGTTCCAATGTTTTCTGTTCTACCATCTGGTCTAGTTTTAGTACCATATGCAGTAGGTTTTCCAATACCTAGATAATAGATATTAGGAGTTGCTTCACCAAATGATTCCTCAAATTGTTGAGCATTATTTCTTCTAAATTTGCTTGTTATAATTGCTGGCATTGTTTAATTCCTATGTTCTTTGATATATTTATACATCTTCTTGTTATGCTATATTAATTACTCCGCCCATACCACTATGTGAAGTACATTGATAATATAAAGTTGAAGGTGCGTTCATTGGCACCGTAAATGTAATCGTTCCACTTCCAATTGCGTTAGCACTTACCCCAAAACCGTATGCAGAACCACCTGACGCAGTTCTAATTTCAAATGGGTGAGAAGACGCATTTATCACAAATTGATAAGTATGTGCTTTCTTTAAATAAAGCGTTGGGTCATTCTGTGCTGATGGAAAACCATCACCATTAAATACATAATCAGTTGAACCACTTGCAGTTACCGTAAATTGTGCTGATACTCTAGTTGCCGGAGTATAATCATCAGGTTTCCATTGACCAATACCACCTACATTTGTCCATACCAATACTTGTCCATATGCAGGAGGAGTACTTGATGTATCAACATCATTATGTAAATCAATTGAATCATTTTCTGATAATAAATTAATCCAACCTGCTGAAGTAGCAAAGTATGCTTTTAGTGTACTTGTTGCAACAGCAAAAGCACCTGCACTTGAAGAACCGTTTGGAAAACTTGCTGTATTAGTAAAATCTGATTTTACAATTGAACCAGAACCACTTAAACTTATTTTACCAGTTCCTTGAATTGTAAATCCAGCAGTATCTAGGTTACCACCAAGACTTGGTGCTGTATCATTTGCAACAGGTGATGAAACTGATTGTGGTCTCCAAGTAGAAGAACCAGCGTTCCATATTAATGCTTGTCCACTCGTAGGCGCTTGTGTAGTTGTATCAACATCATTTAAAATATCTATAGATGAAGTTGATGATAAAATTTCGTTCCAAGTTCCGTTAGCTGCATAGTAAGATTTGTATGTTGTTGTATCAACAGCAAATGCACCATCATAAGTTGTTGCACTTTCAAATCCTGCAAGAGCATTACCACCTTGTGCAATATAAGAACCTATTGTTTGACATCTTAATTGAACATTACCAGAAGTTGTTCCAGTAAGAGCAACATTGTCTAAAGTTTTGTTTGATAAAGTTTGTGTATCTGCTAAGGTTACGACATTTGAGTCAATATCAAATCTAATTGTGTCGTCTAAAACCGTTGAAGTTAATCCTGTACCACCTGCAAAGTTAAGAACATCACCTACCGTGTAAGCGTCATTTGTTCCACTATCAGCAGATAAGTTAATTACAGAACCTACTTGTTTCCAGTACATATCGGCAGCACCGTCTGTTGCAAGTACATATGTTGATGTACCAGCACTACTTGGAAATCTTAATGAACCAAATTTAATTCTACCTGTACCTTGAGGTATGATATTAATATCGCCACTTGATGTAGAAACAATATCGTTTCCGTTTACATCTAAATTACCACCAAGTTGTGGAGTTGTATCTACAGATATATCACCAGCAGCTGCTGAAGCAGTTGGTTCAAATCTACTATTTGATGTAGACCATTGAAGTACTTGGTTAGATGAAGCACCAGAAGTTGTTATCTGTAATCCAGAACCATCACCTAATGCCGTGTAAATTTCATCAAAGTTATCATTAATTTTATCACCACCAGTACGCAGGTTATCACCTGTACCGTCATTGGCTGTAGTTCCTAATCCTATACTTTGTTTTGCCATATTTTTATCTTCCTATCCTAATATTTATAACTGATTTTAAGCAGTTGAGTCAAATCTTGCTGTTCCACTACTAAATTTTTTCTGTGTATTACTAAATCTACCTTGAGGAACAAGTATTGTTGCTGGGTATGTGATATAAGTCTTTGCAATAGTGGTTATATCTCCATATTGTAAGTCTGTACCATCAGCCGCTGTATTAGTTCCTATTGCCTTTAATTCTGATACTCTTGCCCAGTTCATTGAAGAAGCAGACATAGATTGTTGAAAGTATTTATTGAAACTTCTTAATCTTGGTCCTGCATATACTGAACCAAAGTTTGTATTTACCGTTCTAAAATTATAAAATGGTTTAAACTGAAACGAGAAAGCAATCTTTGTTCTATGTAAAGTTAAATCTCTTGTATTTGTTGCAAAAGGAGATTTAGCACTTTGTACAACATCAGCAGGTACACCTTCTTGTAATGCGTTAGAACCACTTGCTCTTAATGAAGTACCATCATCTACGGTACCTAATCTTCTTCCAAAGATTGTACCAAACAATGTATTCAATACAGAAATAAATGGACTTGCCTCAATACCAGTAACCCGTCCAAGAACAGGCATTTTATTTTTTGCGTTAAGTCTACTTTCAATGTTTACTTGTGCAGTAAAGTAGAAACCAGCAGGGTGCATAGTCTTTTTAAATGCGTCTCTCCATAAGTCAATTGTACGACCTACTTTAATTACATAAGAGAAGTCCTGATAGTATAAACTATCTTGTACTTTCATTGTTGTTTCTGATAAGTGACCATCTTCTGAAATATATTTACCTTCACTTGTAGAAGTACCTACGACTTCAACCGTTGCAGTTGCAACATCTGTTTTTGCCATTAGACCGGTAACACCTGAAGTACCACCTGTCATTACTTCGTGTCCTACAAACGAACCTGTAATATCTTTTAATCTTAATAAACCTCTACTAGTATCCCAAGATAAAACTACACCAGTATTACCTGTTGTACCACCAGTAACCGTTTCTCCTACAACATAACTACCTGTATGTCCTAATATAATAATTGCTTGTGGTAATTTAACCGTAGGTGGAGATGGACTTATATCGTGTTTAAGACCAGATTCAATTGTAGTAATACCTAAAAGTTTTCCAATCTCATTTCCATATGCGTATATCTCAGCAGATAAACCATTAGTACTTGTAACCGTAACCGTAGGTAAAGATGTATAACCAGAACCACTTTTAATTAATCTAATATCAGTTATATCTCCTAGACCACTTTCTAAAACAATTTTATTACCAGGGTTGATGTCATTCTTACTTGTTGCGTCTTCAAATACGATATGGTCATAACCACTACCACTCTCGCCACCTATTGCACCGTTAACTACAGCAACTTCTGCTAAAGCACCTGCACCATTTGTGTTTTCATTTGCAAAGACAAGTTGGTCTCCTATTTCATATCCAGTACCATTTGCATTAATATAAAATTCTGAAATACCACCTGCACCTATTTCACCAACTTGGCAGTTTGCACCACCACCGCCACCTACTAAATCAACTTGTTCGTTATTTGTGAAAAGTGAACCGTCATTAGTGATTGTAAATTTACCAGGTATACCGGTAATATCTGATTTAATATATAAGTCATCTGTATCACTTGCAGTACCTCTAATAGTTTCACCTACTAGGAATGAACCTGTGATACTTTCTTGGGTTAATAAAAATTCTGATACGGTTTCATTTGATATACCAAAACGAGATATGTTTTCTACGATTGCAGTTGCACCAGAAGTTATACCTGTAATTTGTCTACCAAGTAATTTACCTGTATCACCGATTGAGTTAATACATCTTAATATTGTGTTTGATGTAAACTCACCATCTGATACTCTAAGCATTTGTTCTTTAGGATAAAATGTTTCAGAAGAAATACCAAATAATAATCTAAAAAATAATTCGTGGCCTTTTGCAGTACCTTTAGTACGATATAAAGATTTTACTCTTTTGATTAATTCTCTTTTGTTTAGACCTTCTGTTAAATTTTCTGGTATAGTAGATAATACTTCATTTCTAAATTGTGATAAGAAGTGTGAGATAACTTTATCAGGATCTCTAAACGATAATAAGTCTTGTATTGTTTTTACTGGATTAGGTTTGTATCTTCCTGATACACCAGACGCACCAGAAGAAATTCCAGTGATTACTTCACCTTCTTCAAATTTATCTTCTGCTGTAATGAATAGTCTACCGTTTATTAAATCTTCTGTCAGAATAGTTGCAGTTGCACCAGAAGTTTGTCCCATAATCTTTTCACCATTTGTAAATTTACCAAATGATGATTGTTCTTGTAAGATTTTAGAACCTGCGTCTATTTGAGTTGCTTCAGAACCAAGTCTACTTGCGTCTAATAATAAAGCATTAGATTGACCTGTTTCTGTTTCAAGTAATATACCGTCTGTTGATTGAGAAGATGAAATAGAAAGCTCAGCTGATTCCATCAACTGAAAATAAGTTTTTACAAACTCTAAAAATTTAGGATGCTCTTCAATTACAAAATCAGGTACTTGACCTTGTAAAAGGTTTGTAATCTTTTTATTAAACTTCATTTAATTAATATGCTGAAGTGGTAGTATAACCAACACCGGCATCCGAGCTTCCGCCGACAAAGGAATCCTTCTCAACCGAAATTGTTGAATTAGGAATATCTAACTCTAAAATTTGGTCTCTAACAGGAACAATGTCATTTGAAGCAGGTTGCACGGTCAGTTCTATTACCGTTGAAGCACTCCCTCTTATATTTGAAATTTCTGTAATCTGTAGTGAATTAATTGTAATTTCACCAGTCGTGTAATCAATCGTACCTTGTGTTGAGTTAGTATAAACTCTAGTTGCACCTGATAGATAATATCTTCTTATGTTACCCATACCGTCATCATCTAAAAGTTGTTCGTTATTAGAACCTTGTACTTTAAAACCAGATGATGAAACCACACCACCAGCAGTTGAGTTATGACCAGTATGTGGATTGTAAATAGCATTTCTAAAGAATACACTATACTTCAAAGATGAATTTAAAGTAGGTATAAATGATTTTCTTATCTTCAATGTTGTTATGTTAGATAGTATACTATTGTCTGTATCGTCAATTAATTTAACGACTTTAGAATGTCTAAACATACTATCAAATCTTTGTAGTGTAGATATATTGTAAGTACCTAATGAATTAATAATGTCTGCTTTAATTGTGTCAGCGTCTTTTGTTGTTGCTCTTTCGTCATACTTTGCAGTTGAGTTTAAAACAATACTTGTAATTTCAGGATCAACAATAACAGGAGAAACTGAAGCAACATTATATTGTTTTAATTGTTTTACAATATCTGATTTAGTTTGTGTTGTCAAAGAAGAACCACTAGTAGGTTTAATTGCAATTTTTACAATACCATAAACTGGTGTTTCATCATCTTCACCTCCCCAAGCACTAACTGATTGTGCATTAGGATAAATTGACCTTACTTTTGTTTCGTAATCAGAAGTAGTAACCGCTCTGTCTTGTGCCGTATATTGTAAAGGTGCATTAAAACGAATACTCTCTTTTGTTTCAGGTAATGAACCACCTTGTGCTTCTGAAATAGTTGTAACCGTTATGTTAGAAAAACCACCAATGTTACCTGTAGGATTAAATAAGTTTGCACCATTAGAGTCTCTCTTGTTGGTTACAATATAATCCATAATAATAATATTACCTTGTTCTAATTTCTTACCTATAACACCATCACCAAATTTAACTTCAAACTTACCTGTGTCTGTTTCAGACAAGAAGTATATTTTACTTTCATCATTTAAGTTTAATAAACCAGAAACACCTGTGTATGTTTCAGAAGTTGTATCTGTTAAACTTTTTTGTACTTTAATTCTTAATGTACTAGTGTCAGCGTCAGCACTAGGTATAATAAATTTTTGGTCTGGGTCTTGTGTGTCAACCGTATATCTAAAGGTTACAGGTGTACCTTCATAAATTGGTACACTAGAAAATTTGTAAATACCATCAACTGGTGAAGTTGTCGTATCTGAATTAGTAATAAAGTTATAAGTTATTCCGTCTACAGAAGAAGTAAATACAGAACCTTTATTCATAGTTAGCGTTGTACCTCTTGCGTCATTAACTACAACATCAATTGAAGCAGTTGGTGCTTTTGCACTAGAAGGTGTATAACCTAACATCTTTGCTAATGAAACAATGTTTGCTCTTACATCAGCAGAATCCAAATACATTTCGTTTGCTAACATATTAGCATTGAAACCTAGATAGTGTGTATTATAAGCAAGTAAGTCTAGTAGAACAGCAAAACCACTACCTTCAAAATTGTAGTCTGAAAATTCAGGTTGTGCTTGTAAGAATACTTTTAAATTTGTTTTTATCTGGTCAAAATCCAGTTCAGTAATATCTAGTTTGGTACTTGCCATTTTTTATTTCCTATTGTGCGTCATAGTAAGTTTTTGATAACTCACCACTCTCTTGTGTTTGACCTGTTTTTCTACATCTGATATATGTTGCTACCGTACCACCACCTGGTTTAGTATATGTTCTAATTCCATTTGCGATTACTGAATTAGCACCGTCTGCTGAATCAGAATATGTATTTGCAGCCGTAGCTGTGTTTTCGTATTGCCATATTGAATTACTTCCTGGTACCGTTACCCACGCCATTATCTTAACCTCTGTAAAAATGTTTCTACGATAATTGGTGATTGAATACCAACAACATAAAAACTGATTTGTAAATGGTATCTATTTGCGTCAATGTCTGGAGACGCAACGATACTTTCTATTCTTGCTCTTGGTTCAAAATTAAGTAGAACCTCAGCAACTTTTCTTTCTAAATTAAGAGCAGTCAAAGGTGTCATAAGTTCAAACAACAATGCTCTTACATCACTTCCTATTTCTGGATGAAAAGGTCTCTCATAGTGATTTGTCTGTATTAAATTCTTTACACTTCTTTTAACGGCGTCTACATCAACAAGTTTAACCACATCTCCTGTAACCGGATTTCTTGTGAAATCAAGGTCTAAATCAGAATAAATCCTGTTTACTCTTCTCTTACTTGTACTTGCTTTTGAATCGTAGAATGCCATAGTCTTTCCTTTGTACTAATATTTATACACTAACCGGCAAAGACATTTGGACTTCCTGCCGCTACACTTGTACAACCTGAAATACCGTCACCAACACGACCACAACCTTTACCATTTATAAAGACCGTACTTGAACCGACCGCAATAGGGGCAGCGTGTGATGGACAAGGTACACCTGGTAATAGATGACCAGTGTTGTTATCACCTTGTCTACTTACTGGTATCCCGTTTGCATTAACATTTGGACTACCGGCTGCTCTTGTCATTCCTGAACAATGGGCAACATCAGCGTCTCCTATCCTCGTAACCGCAGGCATTCTCTCTCCATTAATTGTTTTAATTTGTCGTTAAAGGTTTCTATGTAATTATGTTGTTCATCTGTATGTGGTGGAGATGGATAATTAGGCTCAAAAGATATAACCGCACCTATCTCACTAGGAATATCATCATATTGAGTATAGGTGTGGATTTGATTGTTAATTTTGATAACAAATTTACCGTCCACTTAATTTCCTTGTCCTTTATATGCTTTCCAACTTCTTTTTCTACTTTTATTCATTGATGATTTCTTAATCATCTTTTTTCTTACACCTTGACTAGTTTTTTTACCTCTAGGTTTGTTGTAAGTACTACTTCCAAGTTTTTGTACTGCCATAAATCCTTTTTGTAGTTATATTTAGTTGATTTTTAAAAAGGACACCTAATTTGTCCTGCTCTTATTTCAATATTTTGATTATTTTGCACTCCATTTTTAATTGATTCGCCAATTTGTCCGTAATCGGGTTCAAATTTGCATTTTTCTTGTTGAATTGAGCAATTTGTAAGAACAAAAAGCGAACAAATCAAAAAAAAGTAATAAAAATGTGGTTTTTTTGGTATTTTGCTCATTTTTTGCTTGACATTGATTAATGATTGATGTATTATGTATGTATAAGTTAAAAAAAACAAAAGGATAAAACACTATGAACACTTTTTTTGCAATAACAACGATAATTTCTGCTGTAATGGCAGTTGGTTCAATTGAAGATTGTGGAGGACATTGTGCTGGACAAGAAAATTGGTTTATGTTCGGAATTTGCTTGACAATAATGATAATATCTGGTATAATAACTCTATTAACACAAAAAGAAGGACAATAATATGACTATGATTACTAAAACTGCCGAAACACTACAAGACGGTATTACAAATATGATGGCTGCTGCCAAAGAAGACTACTTTAGTTGGTCATCTTCAGGTAAAGAAAGTATCTCTTCTTATTCTCAACAACAACTTGAAGAGTGGGATTCTAAAATTAAAGTTAAAGAAGGACAAAAGTACATTAAGATTGTACGAGATAATTCTGTCTTTGCTTTTATCTGTAAAACAGATTTTAAACATTTTAAAAAAGGTGATGTATTGAAACCTGCTGGTTACAATGCACCTGCTTTAAATCAACCTAGAGGTAATGTTCTTTCTGGAAACTTTCCAATTAGATGGACAGGACCTTTATATTTAAAATAACCAATAGGAGACTATATTATGACAGCTTTGAAATTTAACGATATGAATAAAATCCTTGAGTGGATACGAGAACCTTCTCACAAAGAACACCTATACATCTTGGAGGCTGCGATTGCAAAAGCAAATCAGGTATCTTTAGACCAATTTAGTGTAGGTACTAAAGTTGTGTTTGGTCGTCCACGAGGTGCAAAGCACTTTGGTGTGATTGTTAAATGTAATCCTAAAAAAGCAGTAGTTATGGAAGATGGTCGTGGTAAATGGACCGTGCCTTATTCTCTAATGAAACTTGCTTCTTAATAATTAAGCGTAAGGTGTGTAACCTTGTTCTTTAGCCTTTGTATCATCTTCTGATATAATAGTTTTAACTTCTGGACAATAATGTTTCATCATACTTTCAACTCCCTGTTTTAAAGTAAGTTGAGACATTGCACACCCAGCACAACTTCCTGCCATTAATAACTTTAATGTGCCATCTTCATCAAAAGAAATAAATTCAATCTTACCATTGTGAGCTGCAACACTAGGTGCTACTTTATCATCTAAATGAAATTTGATTTTTCTAATTGTTTCTTCGTGT